ATGTACTTGATTGTGTATTCCGAACTAGTACTGAAATTGTGGAAGTATCAATGTTCTCATTCGTTAAAATATATCTTTGAGGTGGAGAAGGATTCTCTGCTTCTACCGTGAAATTTGCAGTTAAAAAAGAACCTTCATAAACTTCTATATTCTCAAAAAATGCAATTCCATTTACAATCGGAACTGTGATATCTGAAGAGATTGAAAAAATATAACTTTCGGCTCCAAAAGAAGATGATGCGCAAACAGTTCCCCTTTTTAGAGTCAGAGTAATTGGATTCGTGCTTGATCCAGTGACATCCACAAAGAAAGAGATAACTGCCTTTGCTGCAGTTCTTGAGCGAGGAACATATCCAATATTTCTTGCTAAAGATGCTACATTTTCTCTTAGAGTAGCACTGTCAATAAAAACCTCATTGCTCATCATATTTGCATTATATGATGAGATATAAGTGTTATATGCTAAAATATCTAAAATTGTAGATAGATTTGATCCCTCAAAATCATAGTCAGTAAAATTTGAATTCGCTCTTAGGTAGTCGCGAATTGAAGTTTTAATCTGATCAAAATCTAGATTTGTAAAATTGACTAGTGCCATTTATCGTGTTGGCTGTAATGCGAATGATAATTGTTGAGGAAGAGCATCAATTCCAACAATCAAATAGTTGATTGTGACGTTAAAATTATTATTATCATAGTCTGGAGATACAATTACATTTAATAATCGTACTCTTGGCTCATAATTGTTAATTGTGTTTGAAATCTCATCTTTAATTACAGAGGCTGAGATTTCGTCAATATTTTCAAAAAGAGAGCGACTAATCTGAGAACCTAAGTTCTGATTAAAAAATCGCTCTCCGGGAAGAGTAAAAATTAAATTGCGAATTGAACGAGCGATTGCAGACTCATTTTTCAAGGCAATCAAGTCTGAATTGATCGGATTGATCTGAAAAGACATACTAATGTCCTTGAATGACTTACTAACTCGCTCAATGGGCATAGGGAAACTGTATTTATTTTATTTATTCAGATTCTCATAGAGTGGCTCCGTCCCATACTCCCAATCGTCATAATCATTGTCATTGCGAATCTGAGAATGAATCTCATTTTGAGTCTCAAAATCGTGCTTCTTGGGCATTAGATCATCATTTACGATCTCACGAATCATCTTTGGATTTCTTTTGCAAATTCTTTGTTCCCAACCATACTCAGTGACAAGAAACTCGGTTCCCCACTGCTCTTTCATATATTCTCTATTAGTGTCTATTTGTTTAGTCATTGGTTTAAAGTTCTAAGGTGAATATAGAACTTTTTATGAGGTTTCTATCTCATTACTATGTAGTTTCAATAAATAAAAAATAAGAATAGTTACTTTAATGAAAACTTTCAAAGAGTTTATTTTTGAATCAAACCGTTTAAGAATGATTACTTTAGGGCCAAGTAGAAGTCCTGTAGGAAGGCAAAGGCAACAAAAGGATAACTCAGAAAGAGCTGCATTTCGTAGAGCTGGAGTAAGAAGAAATAGACCTGGAACAGCAGGCGCAAGAAGACCTAATCAAATTCGTTTTAGAAGCGAACCAAAAGAATACACATCAACGACAATTTCTTCTTATCCAAATCAATCAAGTTACGCAAAAGATATGATTCCGAATAAAGTAGACGATAAAACCAAAAAAGTAAAAAAAACAAAAGATAGGGCTCTTTATCTTAGACGTTTAGCGAGACAAATAGGTTCTAGAAGTAGTCGTCAAGTTCACGCTGTTGATATTTTACCCAAAAAAGATTTTGAAAAGGATGATCCTCGTGAAATGATTACAAGAGGAAAGGAATATCATTCATCAGTTAGAAATATTCCAAGTACAATAAAGAAAGTTTCAGATGGAAAACCGGGCGATGTTATTGTAGGAAAGGCCGCAGAAGTAATGAGAGGTTCTAAAGATATGAAAAAAGGAAGAAAAAAACGTGAAGAATTATATTCTAGAGTCTTAGGTGCATCTAGAAGAGATCCAATTACAAATGTTCAAAGCGCAAGAGTTAGATGAAAACCTACGAGAATTTTATAAAAGAAGCTTCTCATAGATTAAACATTGACGAAGGAATGATACCTTGGAGATCTCCAAAAAGACCAAATTCAAGTGGTTGGATGCCTTCAGAAAAAATTAAAGCTAAGAAAAAGCAAATTGAAAATCAACTCAAAGGAAAATCTTCTGAGTCATTACAAAATCGTTATGATAGATTAACACAAGTTCTTCAAAATCCTCCAATTAGAACCAAAAATAAGCCTCATATTTCAAATTTTGAAAGAATTAGTGGAATTTCTCTAGGTGCAAGTAGAAGAAATATCAATCAAAGAGTTATGCCAAAGAATTCGAAGAGAAAAAGAATCTATCAGTCATTAATCGGAGTCTGAACTCATAATTTCATCATAATATTCTTTACTCCAATAGGAATAGTAGTCGGTTTTTTTCAAAATATCACGAAATTTACGCAATTTTTCTCTTGGTTGACCCAAAATTAGATTATATTTTCCATTATTTGTTCGAATTCCATTGATATAAGTGTCATAGGACGCACAATCTTCAAAAAATAACCAAGTTGGATATTTTTGATTGAGAATTTCCACCCATTTCTGAATTTCTTCTAATTTTTCTTCATCAATCACGTACATAATGACATCGTAGGGTTCTTCGGGTTGAATTGAGTTCACAGAACAAAATGAAATTTTATATTTCGCCTTCTTTGCGAATGGACATATAGAAAATCCCCCAAGCTCGGGATGAGCCTGAGAGACTTGTTGAATCCATTTTTCTATGTGTTCAGTTACCCTGCCTTTTGTAACGCTTGGATCTTCCATTTTTTGAGGATGCGCTGAGTTTTGTGTGCTTTGAACGCCCCTGACGAGTTTTTTTCGGGGGACCAGATTGAAATTCTGTTTTGTTGCCGCCTTTTGCCATTTTAGATTACCTCCTGAGATTCTTTTCTTATAATTTTTACAATGTCCTTATGGGCATTTTGATTTCCAACAATCATTGAATATAAAGCAGAACGGGAATATTTTCGTTCTTTACACATCTTATTTAAATTTTTAATCACTTCAGTTCTTCCGTCATTATATGTGATCTCGTATTCCTTTTCTTTATAGCTAGTTTCCGGATTTCCTCCTTTGATTGAGTTTTCACTAAGAGACATCCATTGTAAATTTGAAGGATGATTATTTAGTTTATTCCAATCAATATGATCTACGGTATCGTATTTTAATGGATTGGGATTTTCAATCAATTGTTTTGCAACAAGACGATGAACTTTTTGTATGATTTTCTTAGTTCCGGGAAGTTTCATATTTAGTTGATAATAACCAGTCTTATGAAGATGTTGAGAAATTTCTCTGGTAAATTCTTCTGAAAGAATCATTTCGTCTTTCACTCTTTCCCATTTACTAAAGATTCTTACTTTTTCGGATGCATCGTCTTTCTTATATACGATATAATACCAGGCCAATCAGTTAATTCTACACAATCATATCCAGAAACATCAATTTTAGATTTAGGTTTCTTTCTTGTTTTTCCCTTTTTGGTTCTTTCAATTTCTGTAAAAGAAATAATTCCTTTATACTCACTAATTTCTCCTTTTCTTAGGCGATATAAAGATCTTTCTGTTAAGCTATTCTTTTCAAGAAACTCTAGAAATCCATTGATGATTTCCTTTCTTCCGTCCTTATATACGGCTTCAAATTGTTTGACTCCTCCTTTTGCACGATTAATGTTCGCAGAAAAAGTTCTATACTCAGAATCCGATGCCCATTTTAGATTTGATGGATGGCAGTTATAAATGTTTCCGTCTTTATGAATCACTCTTGAATAATTTTTTGTATTTCTTAAGAGATAAGATGCAACCAGAGTATCTAAGTAGAGTCTTTGCTTTTTACTCATTGTTGCAATCGTCACATAAAGACGGTCACGATCATCAGCAGATTTCAAAGGTCTTGAATATGATTCATCAATCACGGCTGGTGTTTTTCCAGTTTTTCTCCAATTACTATGAATCGTAACGGGTATTGATGAATCATATTCGTCATAAGAAAAATAGTATCCTTCGTGTTCTTTGATTCTGATGGTTTTCATTTACTTCATTTTTAAATTGCTTTAAAAGCATACCATAAAAAGAAAAAATTTTTTGACTCAGTGGACACTTGTGAAAGTGTCCTTCTAGCTTAAATTGTTCTCAGCTTTTCGTGGCCTACACGAATTCTTGGATCTACTAGAATATCAATTCCAAGTTCTTGGACATCTTTTGAGAGCGAGACGTCCTCACCGCAAAAGTCTTCTATTCCATTTTCGAACGCTTGTAATTTAGGTCCCCACCAAGGATAGCGTAGATTCTCAAAAACTCCTTTTGAAATCATCATAAAACCACCACCGGTATAATCTACGCTAAATGGTTTTTTCCGGCGACTAATGCTTTCAATGGTTTCGTGATTCATTACACCACCATTTTTTACAAATTCATCAGCTTCTAACCAATGAGCACAAGAAGTTGTATGTCCATCTTCGGTCGAATACCACGCACTCACCATTGGATTCACATTAATAGAAAGTCTACGAATTTTTTCACGACGAACATTTAAATCAGACTTCGCCATTGCATTTAATTCAATATCAGAAACATTCCACAGTGGATATTCATTTTTATCAAACTCTTTTTCGTAAGGTTCTTTTTTTACTGCAAGATCACAAAGTTGCCAAAACTTCTCAGAATTAAAAACAATATCATTATCAATCCACAACTGCCAGTCATAAGGTAACTTTCCATCCCAAGGCTCTTGCCAAGGTCCTCTCAGAACATTCGCACCAAGAACCTTACATCTCGCAAAATTCACCATTGAACTATAGTCCTGAGAAATCTGAATGCTCATTCCATTTTGAACCAAATCAAAACAGAGTTGAACAAAAGACTTCAAAAAGTTATAAGAACAACTTCTTCCCGGTAGACAAAAGACAATGCTCTTACCTCTCATTCTTTCTTTAATTGCATCATAATCCCATTCTAATTCAGCAGTCTTTGGTGTGGCTGCTTTTACACTAAAACCTTTTCCCATAAAGTCAAGTCTCCATTAAAGCTTTCATTTTATCAGTCTATATATGCATCTGTCAATAGGAAGAATTCAGAGTAAATTCTTTGTGAATTTCCAATTCTTCATAAGATAAGTCTTCTTTTTGATAATCGCCATTCATTAATTCTGAGAGTTGATTTAATGTTTTCCAAGTCACTTCAAATTCTTCTTCTGGAACCGAATGAAGTAAACAGGTATTTCCTGCATAGATGTGATATATTTTGGTTTTCATTGTAAAAAATTTTTTGGAATTTTTTTATGTATTGATTTTAATTATGCAATTATTTGGATTATATTCATTTTCTTTTGTTAAAACTATTGTTATATTTAATTCTAAAGTTTTTTGTTTTATCCAAGACTCAAAATTTGATAATTTTCTCCAATCCTCACAAATTGTA